TAGGCTCCGGTCTCGTGGGCTCGGAGATGTGTATAAGAGACAGCATATAACTAATGTATATAATTCATAATCTATACAAGTTAATTAAGGCTCATTAGGTGCTTTAACAACAACAGATTTTGAAGTCCCACCACTGACAGCTTCATAAGTAATAGTGTATTCTTTTCCTTTTGCAGTCTTAACATGTTCAGTAAGATATCCTTCCTTATATAGATTTTCTACTGTTGGAGGTGTATCGACATTCTTATCAATCATAAAAGGGTATATCGATTTGAAAAATTTCAAATATCAAAATACATTGTAATAATCAAAGTTTTTCATTGTGGCCATTCAAAACAAATTACAGAAAATAGCATATTTCAAAATGAGTTTTTGACGAATTTATGACGGAAATAAAAAAAGAGGGGTACCGCTATGGTACCCCTTTTACTATTAATCTAATTCTACAAGGCGTTTCAATTCGCCATTTACAAACCACATTTCACACCGCACGTTGTTTTTGTCTGTCAACGTAGCCGTGTATAAGCCGTCTTGTTTTGGGTTGATTTCTTCTGCGAATTCGTGAACTTTGCCTTCAAATGTAAATGTTTTCATATAGTTTACTCCTTTTAATTAAAAACGGTGTGCCGTGAACCGCACGGCTCGGAGATAATTGGATCACCTACCATTTCGCAAATGTATATAAAACACTGGCCCCTTTAAAGTGTTTACCTTCAAAATGCGCTAGGCTTTGAAAGTCGCCAGCTTGATAACCGATTGTTTCGTATACCTTCCCTGTCTCCATTACAGTAACGCCACCCATAATACGATGTACTTTATTAAGGTTGATTTTATACACATCAACCTTATTTTCATCTGTATTTTCTACAACTGCGGTTCTATCGCTTTTTTCTATAGCTTCCTTTGGAACGTTAGGCGATTTATCTTTAATAGCATTTTTTGTAATAACCGCCGCATCATGTAGCGTTGGCGCTTGCGTGTAATATGTTACTACCGGCTGCGCCGTTTCCTTATACGCAATAACTTCCTTCGCTACTTTAGGGGATACGTTTAACGCTTCCCCTAATTTAACCGGATTCTTAGCCGTAGTCTGATTGATAATAACCGGTTCTTGTAGTTTCTTAGTATGTATCACGTTATAAGCAAATAAGCCGGCCACTACCACTAATAACATAAGAAGTGCTACGGTGATAACGGGTGCGTATCGCCTTAATAATTGAATGATAGTATCCATAATTACCCCCTAAATAGGCCAATTCAACGCCAAATCTGCATCAAATTCTTTGCCTTCAATGTTTTCGGTAAATGTATATTGCCATAGATTAGCACCGTCATAATCACATTGGCTATTTAATTGTGCGCACCAGATAGCGCAACCGCCTAACTGGCTAACATCTAATACATTCACTAGCCAATCATAACTAGCGTATAGGCCTGTGTTTCCGTATCCAGCTTGCCACAACTTATTAATGAACACGCTGCAAATATTTGTTAATTGTTGGCCCGTTGGCATGCCACGTTCCGCCTTGTAGTCGTCCGCATCTTCCATATCGAACCATACACCCATAGGCAACTTATCAATAGTCAAGCCAGCATCGTTCAATGTATTAATTACGAATTCCGCTTCATCTGCCGCATGTTCTTCATTCATAGCGTAGGAATAATGATATACACCAATCGCCAAACCGGCATTAATTGCGCCGTTTACGTTGTTGTAAAATTCACTATCTAAGTTACCGCGACCATATCCGATGCGGATAATAGCAAAATCAAAGCCATTAGATTTGACTGCGCCCCAATCTACTACGCCGTTATTTTCGCTTACATCAATACCCCTCATATTTCACCTCATAATTTAACCTTATTTTCAATTTTAGTTCTAATCAAATCTAAAAACTTACCCATAGAAACGTTGCCGCCGTCTCTTAAATTTTCAAGAATAGATAGGAATTCAGACGAGCCTAAATATAGCCACACTAGCGATACGGCAAATTGTCTTTGACCGCTCATTTCATCAAATAAAATAGCGGCTACAGTAGCCGCTACATATGTCATAACTTTACCTATGAACCCTTTACGCATATATTTAGATGCTATGAGTTGTTTTTCAAATGCAATCGGTATGGCCCGGTATTTTTCCCACGTGGCGATTTTCTCCGGATCATATCCGAATTCATCAACCAACATTTTATATGCGATGCTTGCCCATTTTGTGAACAAGTCGACAAACACCAATAAAATAAACACGCCCAATATTTGAACGTGTTTTATTCCAATCAGCCAGATTGCCACCGCACCAGCGCCACTTAATAGAGTTTTTAATATGAAACTTTCCGTCAAGGAGTTCCAACATTCCGCAATAAACTTAATCAAATGTTCCATTATTACCTCTTACTTTACTTTACCTAACCCATATACGCTACGCGCTATATTGGCTTTTCTCATATTGATTTTGTCTAATTGTTCCCTCTTTTGTTCGCCGCTCATGCGGTCGTTATTAATTATAGCCTTAGATGCTTTGTTCAAGTTCTTTAGGCTATCACTTGCATTTTTGAGTTTTGCAAATTCTTTGGCATCGTATCCTTCCGGCCGTTGCCCTGTTAATTTGAATTCATTATGTAGTTTTTCTTGTTCCTTATAATCATCATAAACCCTCTGTACGCTATCCGATGATTGATAAGGCGCCACCGTGAAACCTCTTAACCCCGGCGCTTCATACCATTTTTTAGATGCATTATTTTCTTTCGCACCAGAAACCGCATCAATTCCGCTTAAACCTAACCCAGCAAGGCCGCCGCCGTACCCTCTTATTGTGTTATCTACAATATACGGCGAAACGTTGATTTTATCGCCTACAAATTTTGCTACTTCGCTAGTATTAGCGCCGTACTGTAGGCGTGCCGGCAAGTTTTCTTGTGATTGCGGAATAATATTGCGTTGTCTAAATAATGAATAGTTTGTCATGGCTTCAACAACCGGTATCATAGCCGTAGGCATAAAGCTAGGTGCAAGGCTATCTATTACCCTATCACCGAAACCTTTAAAACCTACGCTTTTACGGTTGTTTTTCTTATCGTCAAAATACTGTAACATACGTTCAAACGCTGTACCAAATAACACGCCAGCTTCAAACGGCTTAGGAACACGATACATATTTTCTTTGCCCGGAATAATCCAGAATGTATCTTTTTCCCATTGTGGCAACTCTTGGTATCGTTCATCATCTTTATTCATATACCATAACAATACACTTGGTAGTGTAATATATAGCATAGTTTTTACCGTCATACCGCGCGGATCTTCTTTAAACGCACGGGCCATTTTGTCAGCGCCTTGGATTGCAGCATTAAAAAAGGCTATTACTTGATTTGCCTTTTTAGTATGCGAACCTCTACGGCTGAAATCTAGCGTTATATCACGGCTTTCAAGTGCTGCTTCGCGTGCAGTCAAAGGCTTTCTTTCTTTACCGAATAGGCGGTTACCTAACCCGGTATAGCCTTTACGTGCATTGTCGAATTCTGCCAATCGTGTTGCTATTTCAGTTGCTTCACTCATTGCGCGTAATACTTCAATCGGATTTTTGATTAATTTAGTAACCTTACTATCACGGCTCATAATATCGCGTAATTGACCGCCTAAATAGTCGCGGTCTAGTGATACCATTGCCGCATGTGCTGCGCCGGACTTCATATAGTCCCAGTATAATTCACCTTTTTTAAGGAATAGCGCAAGGCCTTTGAAAGTATCAACAACCGGAATGAAACCATGTTTTGAATAGATAGATGCGCCTATCATATCACGTACAGGATTTCGCAAAATAAATTCTGGCGATAATGTAGCACCAGCGCGTAACCAGTTAGCCGGATATGATAAGATTTTTGCAACCATATTGGATTGGTCTTTGTCTAACATGCGCATTGTTTGGATAAGTTCCGGCGTTGTTTCATACGTTACTTTTTCGCCATTTTCCCAAACATTAAACGTATTATCAGTTTTTGCTTTGTTTCCGTGTACACGTTCCACGATTTGCCCTACGCCGTTTTTATCGGCAAGTTTTGCGAATGTGCGGCCAACGTGATTGCGTTCGATTGTGTTATAAAATTGGAAGGTATTTTTTATGATACTTTCCAACGGATCAATAATATCGCGTGTACTACCTTTAAAGCGTTTTACAGGACTAGATACATCAATAAAACCTTTTCCGCCAGATAAGAACGACTGCATGCCAGCATCTGACATATCACGGAAGAATGGAATATAATGCGGGTACATTTTACGCATTGTATGATACGCCTTAGCCGTTAGCATGCCTTCTTTAACCAGCATTTTCAATAAATAATCTTGATATTTATAGATTTCAACTGCTGCCTTTTGAAAACGTTCATTTCCAGCATGCTTGCCTAATACGGCAGCATCTTCTGTATAATCAAACGTTGCCTTTTGTTTGTTCTTATGTAGGTCTAAATCATGCAAGGCTACAAGGTATGCGGAGAATTCCTTATGTTCCTTTTCGCCTATACCTTTCAAAATGTCTTTGAGTGGTTTTATACCGCGTTCCGGTGCGCCGTGTTCAATAAGCGTTTCTGCTTTACCTACCCAGCCACGCGCTAACCACGCTTGCATATACGGGTTATCATCAAAGGCAATCTTTTCGCCTGTTTGACGTTCGACTTCTTCGACTAAATCTTTCAACGGGTTCAATTCATCAATGGCTTTAGTATATACATCATTTAACGCTTTTTTGATTACGTCCTTAGCTTCGCCACGTTTAACCGCATCAATAGCTTGGCTAACTTTCCCCTTACTTTCAAAAGAAATGCTCCCTTTGATACGTTCCGCGCCGCCTTGACGGTGCCATTCATGAACCAGCTTCGATAATTTATTAGTGATGCCGTTTAATTCCGGTTCTTTTGCAATCGCTTCCTTAAAGTGTTTATAGAATTCTGGGAATTCCCGTTTTGCTTTCGTGCGATCACTTACATAATCCTTAAAGAATTCTGCGTAACCTTCTCCGCGTATACCGTCCATACCTAATTTATTGTATGCTTTACCGAAGCGGTCTTGAATTACACGATTAAATTCGCCATTAAATTGTGCATCTTTACTAAAATTAAAATAGTTATCCACATAATGGCCTAACTCATGCATGATAGTTGGAATTTCGCCATAATTACCGCTGCGAATTACATCAGTTTTAGTATTATACCAGCCGCGTACGTTATCACGGCCCAAACGGCCACTTTTAACGCGTTGATTGAATAAGTTATTAACTGCATCAAGAATTTCCTTACGTGTTACGCTGCGGCCTAACCGTTGTACTTCATCAATGCCAGTATGTGGCGTTTCATTACCTTTAATGCTATATTGTAGCGATTCCGTAGGTCTAACGCCTTTACTTTCCATGTATCTATTCGCCATTGCTTCGTTGCCGTCAAAGGCTTTTACAACTGCATCGCGTACTTGCTCATGCGTTGCATTGTCTAAAAGCTGGCTAGGTTGCTGCGCGTATTTGCTCACGCTACCTTCTGCCGGTTCCGATTTTAACGTTTTAAGTTCTTGCGTATCTGCAATGAGTTCGGCAGCACGTTCCGTGCGAATACGATCCATATATTCATGGCTCAACGTTTCAACTGGTACATCTAACGCTTCTGACAATTTGACTTTTACCGCATCAAGTTCCGTTTTAGGAATATCCGGCTTAGTTGCTTTGTTTAAATCTTTCAAGATTTCTGTATTAGAATGAACTTTATTTTCTAATTCAGTCAATCGTGTTTCAGATGCATCATTTTTAACAACGTCTTTTAATTCGTTGACGATTGTTTCACGTGCTTTTAGTGGTAATTCATCAATCGCATTTTTCAAACTTACGTTTGGCGCATCTTCTTCGTATCTGAATTTACTATTTGCATCGTTTTCAATCGTATTTTCTCGAATTTTAGGTGTTTCACTTTCTACAAAGTCAGTACTTATGCGGTCTTTAGGCTGAAATTCGTTTATTTCGCCTGTACGAGCCGTTTCACCTTCGCTTTGATGGTTTATACCTAAATCATCGTTTTTAACCGATTTCTTTTCTGTATTTTCAACGAAACTGTTTAAATTTGTGTGCGGTTCTTCTCCTTTTACTGCATCACGTTCTATGAACTCATCTCTAAATGGTTCTTCATGTGATACTCTGTTAGGATCTAAGCTACTATCTTTAAATGATGTATCACGTGGCCCATTTTCATATCTCCCATAATTGCCTTTAAATGTATCTTCCGCAATTTCCGCACGAACATTATCACGTGCAACTGCTGGGTCTGGTCTTTCATAATATTCACGAATGATTTTTGCCATTTCCGCCGGTGTTGCATCTGGCCTAGCACGCATTTCTTTTAATGCGGCGCTTTCGGTGTTGTGCAATTCCCATACACTGAAATCGACTTGCGTTCTCCAGTCCCACGGATCTAATCCACGATTTTCGGCAAATTTCAATAAACCATTTTCGCCGTTAAGTCTATCACCAGTAAATTGAACCAAACCACGGGAACCGTAGCCGTCGCCACTTGTAACCGTTGTACTAAATTCACTTTCAGCGCCAATATTACCAGTCATGCCGGCCGCTTCAACGTCGCTTAATCCATTCATTCTGTATCGGTTGTAAACGTCCGCTTGAATATTCCCTGTTTCACCTTCCATAGGTTGCCCGCTTAAACCGCCTTCGGAATATTCGCGCGGTTCTACTGCGTTTACCTCTTCCGGTACTGGGATATCATCAAAGGCATTATACATAACGCCTTCCTCGAATTTAGGTTCATCTTTGGTAAATCGTTCCCCAATATCTTCAAATGCATTGGTTGCCTTTTCTTTGATATGTTCACCAACACGCCCCACACGTTCACCGATTGCGCCAGATACTCTTTTAGGTGTAACCCCATGTATCATGCCAGCCGGTAAGAATACATCATCCCATGCATTAAAAGGATTATCAACGATATTTTGTGCGAATTCACCCGGACTATCTATAGCACGTCCAATAGGATTGGCTATTGGATCGATAAGAAATCCTTTGGCCGTAGTTAGTGCCGGACTATCGGCAATAATATTTTCCGTGTTACCTTCTGCATAATCGCTAGAATTCTGTGCGTACATATCTTCCGCATCACCAATGATTGTAGGTGCTGCCAATACCCCCGCACCAACTCGAACCGGCGCCGGAACATACGGAGTAATAGCTAAATAGCCGGCCGGACGCCCTACAACTTGATTATATGCGGCCTGTGATTTAGCCGCGTAATCTGGTGTTGCGTATTGGTCTAAATAGCCGTCGCCCTCTTCTGGCAAGTCGGTTGCATCAATTTCCCCACGTTGCATAGCATCTACCGAATTACTAATAGAACGGCGGCGTGCATCTCGTGCAGCTCCAACCGCATTAACAGTTCCGTCCCACCAGTTACCTAGCGTATTTTTCATGTTCGTTGCGGTGGTTTCTACTTGATTAACTGCACGATTAGCTTTATCGCTTACGCCATTTGCTACCCATTCAGCATTGTTTTTAATGCCGTCCCATAATGTAGGCTTGGGTACATTATCCGCATCATAGCCATATTCGGTTGTTATATCTTCAAAGGCGTTGCCGCTATTAGCATTACTACCATAACGACTTGTAATATCATCAAATGCACCCATAGCTTACCCCTTTAATATGTTTTTAACCACGATTTATATTTACCATAACCAGCCGCATCAAGTTCCGCTGCTATCTGATCATCACTCCAGCCTTGCGCTGATAGTTCGTTCATTCGCTTGGAAACCGCCGCTTGTTCCTCAGCTGAATAGGTAGGTTGCCGTTTAACCGTTGGAGTTCCACCACCGCCAGCCGTTGCCGTACCATTTAATGCGCCTTGCAACTTACCATAATAAGGACTTTCGCTTTCGTCCTTATCTGGGTTAGCCTTAACCCATGCAGTATGCTGCGCTGATAGTGTTCTTAATACCTGTGCATTATATCCACTTGTGCCTGTTTGTGATGCGGTAGGTGGTTTAACGTGAGTACCTACATATTTCATGCTGCCGTCTGTACCAACAATATATGTTTTGCCGTCTGGCATAACTTTAATATTTTTAGCACCGAAATTACCGATATTTTTCATTTGGCCGTCTGGTGTCATTACGATAACTTGGCCGTTCGCAAATTGTTTTGTTTCAACCTTGCCATAACCGCCCATATCTTGAATAGTACCGTCACCCATGTTGTAACGTACAATATGGCCGTTTTGCGCACTACTAAATTTGTAATTCGGCTTATCAAGCGCCGCAATAGAATTCAAGTTATTCATATCAATCGTATTAGCACCGATTTTTCCGGCTAGATAGTTATATCTTGCAACGGCTGGCGCTAATCCTTTTACCCGTTTTGTGTTATAGGTATCTACAACCGGGTTCCCGTCCTTGTCTTTAGTGAATACAAGGTTGTTCATGATTTGTTGGCGCATTGGTTCAAGCACTTTTTCTTGATATTCGTTGACTTGTTGCATATACATGTTATTCACGTCGGTTTGATATTGTTCGTTGGCTAAACCTTGCGCCGTCTTGAAATCAAAACCAGCTTTGACAAGGGCGAGTGTATTCGCCCCTAGTCGTTTGCGTGCTTCACTGGTTATAGTTGCTTTATCTGGTATAGAGTATTGGCCCGGCGCTTTATCCTCGTTGGTACTACCATTTTCTACCAATTTGGGCGCCCCACGAAAAGGGTTATTCGCCCTTTGTTGTATCATTTCTTGATACGTTTGCGGTACACCATTACCTATACCAGTATTATTTAGGTTTTCAAAGTTCCATAACCCTGTATTTTGTTGTGGCGGTTGAACTGGTGCAGCTGGTGCATCTGTGTTAGCTTGCATCGGTTGTGCTGGTGCAGACGGATTTTGACCGCCCCATAATCCTTGATTATTCGCCACCGCTTGCGCACCAAAGGAGTTATTACGCATCGCATTATTGATAAATTGTCCAGCGTTAAATTGCCCTTGTGTTGGCATTTGGCTTGCCATTTGTTGTGCCGGTGTCGCCTGTTCGCCACCGCTCAACATGTCTTGATATCCATGCGCCATGCGGTTATTTTGAATTTGCCCTAAACGGTACCCACCGTATCGACCAGCCAACTCGCCGATACTTTCCCAAGGGTTATAATCTTGTAAATAAATAACGCCCATTGTGTTATTCCTCTACTTTCTCCGATTTCTTACCTTTAGTTTTCTTTGTTGTTTTTTCGTCTGTTACTTCGTCAGTATCTTCCGAATTTTCATCTGTCGGATCGTTTGTTTCGTCTGTTTCTTCACCGGTTCCCTTGTCGTCTTTTTTGCCGGTGGTTTCAGATGCTTTCTTTGCATCGGCAATCACTTTTAATTCCTCTTCATTGATGCCTTCCGCCATAATGCCATTAGCATAGAAGAGATTATCACCAGTACATTGCAATTCAAATACTTGTTCAGTATTGCCGGTTGGTTCACTAACTGTAACAGGTTCATAACCATTAACAGTCATTACTACTGTTTCGCCAACTACTAATTCACTAGCCAATTTTAAACCTTCCGGCGTTAAAAATTTCTCTGTGTCTGTGGTTGTTACGCCGAAAGATACAGTTTCAAGGCGATGTGTTTCTTTTTCGCCCATATCATGCAATGCAATTACATCATTAACCGCACCAATCGTGATTACTTTATCACCATTTACAAACGTTTCAATTACCTTGCCGCCTTCTGGCGTTGCAATTTCAGTACCCGCTACAAAACAAAAACCTTTCATAAGACCTCCTAAGAATCCACCGTTACCTTGCTTAACCATTGTTTGTGCTGGTTGCGCAAGTCCATATCGTAACGTCATATATCTGTTTAATAAATCTTCTTGATCCGCATTATTCAACTGACTCATAGAATAATAATCCTTAGCCGGTTGAGTAGATGCACTTTGTGTTGTTGCACCGGTATTAATAGGGTTTTGCGCTAACCCCTCACGTTGACCGATAAGGCCCGCCGAAGTACCGGCATTATTCATTTGATTTGTATACCCTTGATTTAACAAGTTCGCTTGATTAACGATGCCGTTTTGTTGGTTATTATAGGTATTACCCCACAACCCCATTTTTGCACCGATACCACTCAAACTATTGTTAAATGCTTGCGAATTAAGCGCCGCCGCTTGGTTCAAATCATTTGCATATTGTGCCGCAAGTGTATTTGATGCGTTCTTGCTAATATCATTCAATGCATTATCTGTGATAGAGGAATTAACAATACCACGACTGGCTAAGTTAGATACTGCATTACCTACAGTCGCCTGTAAATCATTATTTAACGCTTGCCGTCTGGCTTCGGAATACGCCGCCGGTAATTGGCCGTTTGTAATGCTATCCATTGCGTTTTGATTTTTGAGCAATGCGCCGTTGTATTCATTCGCTAGTTGCCCTGCTCCATTGTTCATAGCATCAACGCTGGCCCCTAACTGATTGGCATATCTTGTATTATCCGTTAAGTTCTTGGCGCCAGCCGTTGCCACTTGATTTTGCAATGATGCTAGTGCATTTTGGTTATCTTTGTTAGTCCCCAAATATGCATTGTACATTTGCTGATATTGCGGACTAACTACATTATTTAAGGCTCTATCGCCCATGCCTTGCAAGGTGTTTGCACTTTGATTGGTTCTATTAATCCAATCCATTTGCCCTTGTAAGAGTTGCTTTTCTTCGGGGCCGGCTGGTGGTAAGTTAGCGCCTATGCTTTGTACCTTTGATTTTTTACCGCCCCCAAATAATTGCAAGTCAAATGTAAACATGCTTTTCCTTTCTACAAAGTAGCTTCCAAATGCTCACGCTTTGTTTTTAATACTTTGTAATTAAAACCGTTATAGGTGTAATCCATATGTGGAACACGTTCCATATTCCACTTTTTAATAAAACCGCGCACGTTGCGATGTGTTGCCGTTACAATTACATCAAGATTATTCAACTTCATCACTTCAACAATATATTTTCCTATTACTTTCATATCACCGTAGGTTTGCCAAATAGTAAAATATCGTTCACCCTCATATTCGTTGATACTCCAGAATAGGAACCCCGCACCGGGAAAGAATTTGAAATAGTAGTTGTATTTATCCTTGTAATTGTTGTTTTCATCAAAGTAAAAACCGCTTAGGCTGACTCGTTCTCCCGTGCGCCGCTCATAATCTTTTATCATATGTTCTAGGCTATCTAATTTCATTGTTAATCACCTAATCGCTCAATAGTAAAGTATGCAGTATCTTCGCTGGTACTCATGGTTTTATTGAATACGCCGCCTATTTGCAATTTGAGTACTGCTACATCTTTATAATTTTTTCTGGCATCGGCTATGATTGTTTGGTTTCCGTATTCGCTAATATATATAGTATATTCATTATTGTAGCCAAGTCGCATTGTTACTTTGTAATGCCCCTTAGCGAAATATACTTGCATTGTTTTGGTTTCGCCTTTATACGCATTAAGTCGTTCTGAAATCGTTTGAAAATCAACCGGTTCATATTGAACGGAATACGGTCGGCCGTCTTTTTCGATTTTTAGCGGTGTTGATACATCGCCATAACGCGCATAGTAATCACGCCCATTAAACGGAACAGTTATATACTTTCCACGCGTTACGCTTTTTTCTTCGTGCAATCCGAAACGATACGTTTGACCGCCTTTTTCAAGTACTAGATTAGGCATATTATTCCACCCTTAACTTTGCGCCATTTGGGAATGTCAACGTATTGTTATTTTCAAACGTTGCGATGCGTTGCCATTCCGCCACCGTATTTGAATTTGTATCAAACCGAATATAAGCCGCGTTACTGTTAGCAAAATAAAGCTGAGTACCTAATACGCGGTTGTCGTCAGCATTCCATGAGAATATAGCGCCAGTCCCCCAGTATGGCGAACCCCATATGCGGTAGTTATTACATTCACCGAACGTAAAGCCGCTATAGCCAATTTTATTTTTAGAGTAATAATCTAAATCAATCGAACTGTTAGCAAGACCCGGAACCATTAACGTGCCCGTCATGGTATCACCGGACTTTTTAACGCATGCTTCCGCATTTTTTGCCGTGTCTGCACTTTTTGCATGTTTGGCTTCGTCTGCATTCGTTGCATGTTTAGCTTCGTTTACCGCATCCGTTTTCTTGTAATAGATATTTTCCAAATCTTTGATTGTTTGAGAAATTGCTTTTAAGGTTGTTGTTGGATTAGTGGTGAATGTATCATCACCAGCTATTTTTTTAATCGTGTCAGCTAACGCATTAAGTATTTCAGTTAATGCATAGTCTTTACCATCTACCGTACGTTTGCCTATTACTGCATCTGTTGCGGTGTTGGCACTTGGATCATAATACTTGATTGATTTGACACGTGTTGCATCGGTAACGGCAATCGCTACCACCACACGTAACGTGTTTTTCCAATAAGTACCGGTATACACATACATTTTTTCGCTTGTCGTATTATAGTACATCTTATCTGTTGCCGCTTCTGGTGCGTTTGGCTGGCGTAATGGTTCAAGCGTTGTACTGCCATAGGTTAGGCCACCAGATGCGGAGCGTTCCACATATAAATACGATGTGCTATTAGCTGGCAAACTCCATGCACTTTGCTTTCTATTGATAGTGGCTATATAATCAACTGCGCCGAAATCGTTAAATCCGTCAGCGAATGATAATAGAACGGGTGTTTGACTACCGTCAATCATTACGCTTAAATTATCCCCAGTTAAAAAGGAAAATTCACCGTTGCTTACCTTGCCGCTCAATAATCTATTACGTAGGCCGCCACCACCGCCAGTACCACCACCGCCGGCTTTAAGTTCCATTTGCTGCGCAACGTTCAATAATTCATCACGGTTTTTCTTAATACTATCTTGTACTGTGTCGCCCTGTGGCGTTATATCCAAAGGGTATTTTTCTTTATATGCCATGTTTAAACCTCTTCATACGTATAATCTAACTGGCGTAACGAAATAGCGCCCTTTTGAACATTGATTTTGAATTGTACATTACGATTTGCACCGCCACCAATTTTATACGCCTTCGTGTATTCGTTGACATTCATCAACGCTTTATAATCGTAGGTTTTAAAGTTCGCGTAGTAGGTTTTGATTGCTTTACTAGCGAATTCAATCGGCTTAGGCTTCTTATTAGAAATGCCAATAGTGCCATAGCCGGGAATAAGATTATGCGTTACAAAATTATAGTTCATAATTAATATGAATTGTCTTGTTGCTAACCTATTTCCGCTTACTATTGACGTTTGAATTTGTACGCTATCATCTGTATCTATGGTTTCGTCAAGAATACCAATTTTATTGCCGTAAGCTATGTATACTTCTTTATCTACATTCACCGCATCATTGATGTTGTGCGTGAATTTTCTTGATGTAAACACACCTCGACCGTCATCATAGCGTGGTAGGTAATGATAGATAAATACTGTATCACCGTTATATGGCTTAATCCACATTTGTTTACGACTGGATATATGCCATACATCACAATCTTTTGTAATGTATTTCAATAGATACGAGTTTATATTCAATCCGGTTTCAAATGGTTGAATTTCTGCATAGGTATTAGTAGGCATAAAAGACATAAACCCTTGATTGCCTAAATAATAACTGCGATCATCAACACTCACCGTTGCACCGCTACAATACCCAGTAGAGGATAACGGATATACAGTTAAATTCCGTGCATCTGGCGTGCCAACAACTTGATACACACGCCCATATTCCTTATATACGATAATTGCACGTGATAAGAAATCAACGGCAATGATACTGCCTTGGTCTTTATACCCAACATCCACATATTGCGCACTAGATGCATCGTTATTGTTGTGAGTCCATGCGTTGTAGTCGCCTACTGCCGACCAGTTCAACCGATGCGAATGAGTCGATGCAATCAGTACACGCCCAGAATGGCTTGATACTATATCGCATACAGGACTTTCGATAGTAGTCAATTTACCGGCGCCGGAGATAACTTGTAATTTATCACCACTAGCAATAAGAATATCACCGCCAAATGCATGATATTTTGGCTCTCCTGTGCCGTTTAACGTACCTAGTAGTGTATTAGTATTGAAATCAGTCGAATATAAATTTCTACCGCTAGAAAAGTACCATTTGTTACGGTACACATCATAATACAAGGTTTCTACAGGCAACCCGAAATCATACAACACACGAACACCCGGAACGGTACGCAAGGCGTTATCAGTCCTATCAAATTCGCATTGTCTAGCCTGTGTCAAGGCTTGTACGTCGATATTCTCCGGCGGGTTGCTCCAATCAAGGCCCAATCTAAAACCATTTGTCATGGCTACTTGTTTAACGCCCATTATGTGATACCCCGTGCCATTTTTATTTGTTCTGTGATGTAATCGATAAACGTCTTATCATAGGCGGCATAATCAGTCATAAGTGATTTTTTCTTCACCATAAAAGATATAAGCTGCACCAGATACTGATGAAAGAATTCAGAAAACGGAATAGTATCGTCTAAATCATCAATGTGATTTTTTCTTACGCTATAAAATACTTGATTAACCGTTTCACCGTCATACGTTTCAAATGTGCCGTTTATGATGCGGATAGGATACCCGGTTTTAGGTACAAATCCCATGAAGTCTGAAGGAACGGCCCTTTTATCTGGTATATCCATATTTTTTACTACTTCTCGATCTTTGATACTAACTAGAATAGTCGTTAGCCAGTCAATCGCTGCGTTAATGTACTGGATATATTCTAGTTGCTCATCAAGGATTTCGTTTGACTCTACATTAACGAGAGTAATCAATTCGCTTACTACCATAATTCCAGTATCCTTCCGCAATTACACTATCATTGTTACCTAACCCATTATTAATTGATTGCAACGCACTAACCATATTTGCTGAAATTCCAGAAATATCAAGGTTCATAACCCTATATACGATATAGTCAACTAATAACGTTTCAAGTTCTGCCGGCAGTCCGCTATCATCTTCAAGCATCTTATAGCCAGCAGTCTTTATATAATCAACGGTGATTTTCTGCTCTTTGTCCGCATCAAATACAACTGTTTGTAAATTCAATACTTGATACCCTTGCACTTCCGTATCGTCTGCCTTGACATTTAATATGCTGATGCATTGAAACGGCAATGTGATCCGTCCACGTCCAGTACCTTCAAACGTGCCTGTTGCAAGGCTCGGGCAATATTGACCGATTAGGGCATTTAATAAGTGATTGCCTTCGTTGTAATACTCCAATAAGTAATACGGAGTATATTGTTCTTGCGAGGTATCACCTATTTGCATGAACGCCCTATTGATAATGTGTTTTACGTTCATATTCACCCCATATAAGAATAAAGGCGGGTGTTACCCCGCCTATCATACTTACGCTTCTACTACGCCACCAGTCATAACATTGATTACGCCGTAATCTTTGCTATTGAACTTGGATTTTTCGATTGCGCCATAGAAAGCAATGCCGTTACCTTCTACGTTGCCGTAGTCGTCCACTTGTTTAATGTGCTTTGCTGGACGAGATACTGCAAAGCATGCCGCTTGTTTACCTAAAAGCAAGTTATGGCATACGTTAGCACTAGATGCACCTGTTTTGTCGTTCAATACGCGTTCGTATTCGTACAAAATAACGCCGTCATATTCGCCTAATGCACCTGTGAAAATAGGGTTTTTAGAACCACGAATGTTAGCGTTTTGTTGTGCTGCAAGCCACTTAGCATCATCTTTCAAATCACGTGCCGCCCAAGGAGAAACTAACATAATGAATTTGTCCATACCGTCAACTTTAATCGGTTGTACTTTAGGGCCGTGCATTTGTGCTTTACGTTTAGCACGAGAGATGAGTGTAGTGGTTAATTTATCGTTAGCTGTGATAGATGCTTGCGTACCAGCAGCGGAAGCATACAATGTTTCTCCAGCGGTAGGAGATGCGGAAAGTTTAGCGATTAACTTGTTATCTTGCCAATCAGCTAACCATTGTTTCAACGCACCTTTGATTTCTTTTAACATGTCGTATTGTGTTTTTTGATCGTCCGCTTCAAAGCGAGATACCGCATTACGTACTAATTGAGTTTGCACGGTGAAATCATAAATGTTCAATGCTTCTTCATTACCGGTTAAAGTAGCACGGTTACCTTCAACACCGGCACCGCTTAAATTCATCATCAAGCCGAATGTTACTGCATCACCTTTTACGCCTGTAAGATCTTTGTTTTTGTGTACAACGTTAGAGCCATCAAGTGCGGTGAATTTATCGAAAAAGGACTCTTTCAAACCTTCATGCCACACTTTTTTAGTCCAAATTTTAGGCACCAACGCCGTTGGGATAGTAACTTGATTTCTTTGTTCTGCCATATATTACCTCTTATAATTCGTCAAAATATTTGCGTACATCGTCCGGCAATGCATCAAGATTGCCTGTGTCATACGCTTTCAAAATATCTTCTTCCGTTACCTTGTTAGGTGTAGGAACGCCACCATTGAGTGCGCCAGCCTTAGGCAATGTCGCCGCTACTTCTAGTGGGTTGTTTGGTACTTCGGTACTTGTCGCCCGTTCATTTTGCAATTCATCAACAAATTTTCTAATAGTTTCAAAATCGGCTTCAGTACCTTCGCCCATATCAACACGATAAAATGCATCGTTAATCGGTTGTGCATCGCGCATCGTCATTCCGTTTAACTTTTCTACACCGCGTTGATACAACTCGTTAAAGTTTGGTAGCGATTTAATTTCATTTACGAAATTTAGGTTAGTTTGTCGTTGTTGATGTACTGCAATTTGCTGATTAGTAATCGCATATTCTGCATTGGCTTCAAAGCGAATGAATTCGTTGTACTTTTCAGTATCTTCATACATCAAACCTTCTAAATCTTCCGCCGTCATATTAAAGCGTTTCAACGCTTCACGGCGTACGAAATCACGAATATTTGATACTTCTTCTTGCGGTAATTCAATCGGTTTTTGTTGTGCTTCGAATTGTCTAGCACGTTCTTCCGCTGCTTTACGTCTTGCGCGTTCCTGTGCAAGTGCCGCCTTTAAGTTCTGATCGTTCGCATGATTTTCTTCTTCCGTTTCACCTTCGTTAGTGTTTGGCGTTTCTGTTTCTACTTCCGCATCATTCGCATCACTTTCCGGTGTTTCAGTAGAGGGAACATCATTTACACCTTCCTGTGTATTCGTTTCTTCGGTTGTTTCTTCCAGTTCTACGCCTGCGTTCTCTAAATCTTCTGGAGTGAAACCAGCTTCTTCG